CTATTTAAATGGCAGCCAAGCTTGCAGAAAAAAGCATTTGACCTAATGATGAAACAGGTAAAAATTGACGAAAAACGCGGTGTTATTCTATCTGCGCCGGACGTTATGGATCTATACGATACTTACCTGGAACCATACCAACAGGCTTATGTATTTGCCAACAACAAGGCTCCTACCAATCCGGTACCTAATCCTAATGAGCCACCAAAACCAACTGCTGAAGATCGTATGGATATATCTGGTGATGGTGGTCCGGCACCAGTGGACGATCCAAACGATTTTGCACAACAAGTAAGTAAAGAATTAGCGAAAGGAATGTAGTCATGCAAGAAGACAACCGACCAAAAGGGATAGAATTTTTTAACATTAAAAGTGGTGACACTCACTATTGTAGGCTTGAAGCCACAATACAGGCGTACATCAATAGCTCAGATATGGGTATTAATGCTAGTCGCGGTCAAGATTTTGGCTGGCGTTTAGCTCCATCTTGGGTGCAAAAAGTCCGCAATTTTCGTAAAGATGAAAACAAGATGGCTAATCTTGGTGCAAAATTGCGCCTTGAAGAAGACCAGTCACCTAGTTTAATACAGATACTTTACGCAATTTATGGCGCTGAATTACGTGCTGCACGTGTAGCTTCTGAAGAATTTGAAAATCCATACGAAGAAGAATACTTGAAGCAAATTAATAGCGACAAGGCTTCTAGTAGTACCAAAGATTCAGAGTGGGATAACTTTGACCGAATTGCCGCACAAGATGAACCTACTCCGGCACCAGAAAATCCAGGTGAAGCACCTGTGGTACACGAACCAACACCAGAAACCGGTGTAAAACCACAAAAAGAGAAGAAACCTAATAATAAGTAACAGCCGCTAAATCGGACTGATACGTTTCTTCATTGTTAAGGGTGAGTATAAACTCACCTTTTTCATTGAAATAAATTTGTAATGCCGCGAACAAGTAGCGAAGCATATCAGCAATATGGCTCTCGCTCTTGTGATCCGGACCAACGTAATCACCAGTTGTAGGGTTAAACTTACGCTTGTAAGCACGTATTCTGCGACTGATGTTATTAGTCATGGCTTCATTTATAAGTAATGCTGGTAAGCCGTCTTTTACGCGTCCTATACCAATAGAGACACCCTCTCTCTTGAGTGCTGATACATTATTGAAGCCCTTGCTCTGCAAATAAGCTATACGACTTACGTTGTCGTTTAAGCTGGCAACCGTACCGTCATGCGGCAAGAAGTGCCAACCATAGTTATAGTGCTTACTCTGTAAAAATGGAATAATTGTATTCAAACCGAAGTTATTTGTTTCAAATACCTCTATTAACCGTACCTTGTTTTTGATAACTTGGAAAAAACCAATGACCATAGTATCGGCTTTACCTAGATCCCATACGGTATAGACAGGATGTGCAGGGTTATGCGCCCACTCGCCAATAGTACCATCCTTGTCTTTGGCGCTCATAATTGCACCATAATAGCTACTAGCTGAAGATTGCCCCCAATCAAGCAACATTTCTTGACGATATTTGAAGTCGTTACCGTTACGAAGTATGTACCCTTCGCGGCTTTTTCTAAGTTGTTCTTGACTCATGTAGTGGGTAGCGTCAATGTAGCAGGTATATTTAGTGGAGTTTTTACCTTTTTCTAGCATTTCTTTTTTAAAATCTTCGTGCATCCGGCGCATAGTTTCACCATTGATACCATCAATCTTTGGCGTACCAGTGTAGATACGCTTACCGCCGTTGGCTTCAACAATAGGAGCGACTACGTTTACCGCTTCAATGTTTTGATCCGCAAACTCATCAAACCAATAAATCTTACCATTTGCACCACGCAAAGCATCGTAATTAGTTGCACCAAGCGCTCTAAATATAGATCCGTTAATAAGCGTTCGGCGCATATCATCTTCAGAGTTACCATTACCGTTCATGGCTAATAGTTCTTTTGGTAGGTGGTCAATGGTCCGAAAACCATCATCTTCAATGTTAGTCCAGAAGTTATCAAAGCCCATTTTAGCAGTAGGGTATACCGCAACAGCCGTTTGCACTTCTTTTACTAGGTCTGGCACAATGCCCTCGCTATAGGTTGTGGTGGTCTTAGCGCCACGCCTTGCAATAACTAGCAATAACTCGTCAATATTTGGGTTATTAAGCGCTTCAACAATCTCTAACTGATAATCTCTCAGTGGTAGTCTGTGTGCTGGTATCTGCATAATAGTATTGTACCAGTTATAACACTTGTGCTATATTTAGTGCAACAGAAGACGAAACACACACTATTTAAATTGAAAGGTTTTCGCTATTATGGCATCCGAATATGGAATTAAAACCAGTTCAATTCTTGACAAGCCCCTAGAAGTTGCTTCTTACGTGGCTCGTCATCTTAACGCTAATGGCGTTGAGTGGACTGGCGCTCAAACTGTTCGTCTTTTGAACTATGATATTTCTGGTTCTTCTCTTGGTAGTTACGATGAAACTGCCGTCTCACAAACTGTAACTCTTGCTGAAACTGGCAAGCAGGATATGACACTTGCTTATAACAAGTTCAAATTCTTGCGTATTCAGGAAACATTGGAACAGGACACTCCAATTGCTTCACTTGCAAGTAAGTTCGCTCGTTCATGGGTTTATGAGAAATTCATCCCTGATTTTGACGCTTATGCTCTAGCTAAAATTGTTGCTGCTCGTCCTGCTGCTAACAAAGTTTCTTGGAACTCTAGCTCTGACAGCATTAAGCTCAAGTTCTTCAATACTGTTTCTAAAGTCAAAGAAAACGGTGGTCGTCCAGGTAACATGATTGCTTGGATCCCATTTGCTACTGCTGATAGCTTTAAAGCGTTAGTAACTAGCTTTGACGGTTCTGATCTTGGTTACACAGCCGGTAAAAACGGTGTTCTTGGTCCTGTAGACGGTGTGATGGTTGTAGAAACTGATGGTGACTACTTCCCTGCTGCTTACATTGACGCAGTTGTTGTAGATAAGCGCGCTGTAATCCGCGTAACTCCTAAGATGGATCCTGCTACTGGTAGTGGTATGAAGCTCATCAAGGATGTACCTGGACATGGTGGTTCAGAGTTACAGCTTCGCGCACGTGGTGACTTGTTCATCTTTGGTCTAAAAGCCAAAGCAATTGCTACGCTAGAACGCACAAACTCCTAACATAAACAGCTAAAAAAACCATAAGAGGGGTGTAAAAGCCCCTCTTTTGTTGTATTATTAAGTTATGGCATCAATAGAACAAATTCGCGCAAGTGACGGTAGCGGTAACGCTAGTGTCGCGACTGTACAAAGCACTCGCGCCGGTGGCGCATCAACAATAATCGTAGACACTGTTCTCGGTATAAATCCTACTGGTTTTGCCGGTACTATGGGTACACCTCATACGTTTACCGATCCTATCACCTCTGAAACAATCACCGTTATATCTGAAGCTACAGCCGTAGATTTTATTGGTCACGTAGACGGCTCAAACCTTGAGATTGACACAATCGCACCTGGTTATGTAGACGGCGGTAGTGAAGTTGGTGATATTGTTATTATTCGCCCTACTACTCAATGGGGTGACAATGTAGCAGATGTTCTTGATGTTTCTCACGAAGATGACGGTGAATTAAAACCTGCCGCACCAATAAACGGCAATCAACCAACACTTGACTTAATCACTCCAGTTGGTTCAGTCCTTGATTATGCCGGTACTTCAGCACCTACAGGCTGGTTACTTTGTTATGGACAAGCATTAGATGCTACTGCTAATCCTGAGTATCAAGATCTCTTTGACGTTATCGGTAATACTTTCGGTGGCTCAAACAACACCAACTTTGTTATACCTGATCTTCGTGGTCGTGTTGTTGCTGGTCAAGATGATATGGGTGGCTCAAGTGCCAACCGCTTAACCGGTGCATCCGGTGGCGTAAACGGTGACACCTTTGGTGCTGCCGGTGGTGCTGAAACTCATACCCTACAAACTACTGAAATACCTTCTCATGGTCACAACGTACCGGCGCTGGCAACGGCATCAGGTGGTGGTGGCTATAATGTTGCTGTTTCTAGTAGTTCGGCTGCTGGTGGTAACGTAGGTACGACTAGCACCGGCGGCGGTGGCGCTCACAATAACGTCCAGCCAACAATAATCCTTAATAAGATAATCAAATTCTAGCATTTAGCTTATGTTTTTGGCATAATGTAAGAAATATAATATAAGAGAAATAA